TTTATCGAGGGCCGATTGTCGAGCAGTTGAATCAAGAGTCGTACGGCATTGACCAGTTTGAGCGCGTTGCAGCTAACGACATGGGTGCCTTCTCCGGTAGCCAGGTCATCTTCCCAATCCACACTGCGCGTAACCGTGGTCGTGCCGCTATTTCGGACGGTGGAACTCTGCCGGAAGCTGGCACTCAGTCCTACAAGGACGGAACGGTAAAGATCCGTTACTTCGCTCAGGGGATTGAGCTTACGGATCAGGTCATCAAGCAGTCGGAAACTAATGAGGGTGCGTTTGTTCGCGCTATGACGGCTGAGATTGAGGGTGCAACCACTGATCTTCGCAAGGACATCAACCGTCAGATCTACGGAACTGGCAATGGTGCTCTCGCCAACGTGTCGGGTACGCAGGCAGCATCAGCAACTGGTAACTCGCTTACAAGCGTTGCTGTTGACAACACTCAGTACATTGCGGTCGGTGACACCGTTGACCTTGTAAGTTCGGGTGGCGTTGTTCTTGCAACTGTTACTGTGACGGCTGTCAGCAAGTCTGGCGCAATCACAACAACTACAGCAACGGCTGGTTCCATTACGTTTGATGGCACAAACACTGCTGCTGCTCTTACGGGTGGTTTTGTTTGTCTTTCTGGCAACTACGGCCAAGAGTCGGATGGTTTCCGCAACATTACTGCAACATCAGGAACCGTTCACGGTCTTTCTACGTCAACAACTCCAGTATGGGCTGGTTTTGAAGTTGATTCAAACTATGCAGACGTTGGTACTGCAAACCTTGAAGATACGTTCATTCAGCTTGCTCAGGGCATCCGTAAGCGGTCGTCAAAGACTCCTGACGTATTCCTGACAACACTGGGTGTTCAGCGTCGTCTGGCTAACAGCTACACCTCACTGAAGCGTTACAACGACGCGAAGGTCGTGGATGTCAAGGGTGGTTACAGCGCGATCATGGTCGCTGCCGGCAACAACCCAATCCCGGTCATTTCAGACGTTGACGCACCGCAGGGCTTTGCTTTCGGACTCCGTAAGGATTCGTTTGCTTGGTGCGAGCTTCAGAAGCCGGATTGGTTGAGCGCACCGGACGGCAAGGGTTCAATTCTGACCCTAAAGACCACGGGTTCATCTGGCCGTCGTGAAGCAAAATGGCAGGCCTGGCTGGGTTGGTATGCGGCTCTTGCTTGCACGGCCCGTAACCAGAATGGTCGTATCAAGAACCTCCGAGACGACGCTCCGATCGATCGCGTCTAGGAACACGATTTCTCCCCTCGCTTTCGGGCGGGGGGAGTTTTCTCTTTACTTATGAACGACACACTTCATCCCGCAAAACTTGATCAGATCTTGGAGACACGCAACCGCCAGGTTGTTGTGGACGCTGACTCCTGCACGGTTGTTGGTGAACTCAGGGCGATTGACTCGACGTTGTGTGTCAGGTTCGTTGACGGCCCAGAGCCGTTCTTTGCCGTGTACCAGGACATTAAGCATCAAGACGGCAGTTCAGAGCAGCATCTTGTGACGACAGCGCAGGCGTACCCAACGTCGTTTGGGACGTTCACTGGCCTTGACAACCGTGTTGTTGAGCGTGTTCGTGAGATCACAAGTCCCGGTTATGACTTTATGGCTGAGGCCGCAAAGATGAAAGCAGAGCATGACTCTAAGGAGACTCAGGCTCGACGCGACCTGCTTGGTGAGATGGGCGAGCAAGCTGCTTGGGCATTGCGTAAAGACATTGGGGTTAAGACAAAGGCGTTTATCAAGTGAGTCCCGCAATGTTCCCAGGGTCAATGGGCGCTACTGGTAACGGGATTGCGTCTATTACGTGGACTTCCTCTACGGGTGGTTCTAGTGCGGGTATTGCGGGTGCCACGGACACGTACACGGTTGCGTATACGAGCGGGGCCACAACGACTTTTACTGTCAAGAACGGGGCTAACGGTGCAACGGGGGCTACTGGTTCAGCGGGTAGCGTTGGCGCAACCGGGGCCAAGGGCAACACTGGCGAGACTGGCCCACAAGGATCAACGGGCCTCAAAGGTGACACTGGATCGCAAGGGCCAGCCCCAACATTTGACAGCAGTGGTACAGGCACCGGGCTTTCAGTAGGCTCAACACCAACTGTTGCACTGTCAGGTTCAGGCACCAGTGGTTCACCTTATGTTCTCGCGCTTGGCATTCCAGCCGGAGCAACTGGGGCAACGGGCGCAACAGGTTCAACTGGTGCGACGGGTTCTACTGGCCCGAAGGGTGCCCCCGGCAATGTGGGGTTGACTTGGCGGGGCACTTGGTCAAGCAGCACCGCTTACGCGATTGGTGATGCCGTCGTTTACAGCAGTGTTTATTACGCTTGCACGAATACTCGATCAGCGACCGCGACTACCCCAAACAGTGACACTGGGTTTTGGCAAGCGATTGACTCAAGCCTTACGCTGTCAAACACTTCAAGCATTGGACAACCAACCAGTCTGAAGTTGAATTTCACAACGAATCTCGGGCCAGCGTATGCGGGGCAACCCATTTCGGGCAGCAACAAGGGGTTGGTATTTGCCTCAACAACAATGAGCGGAAACGACCTTGACACGTCGGGCGCTCGCGTCGTAGATGTTCGTTCTCTTACCTCTCACTTCACGAACAAGGGCAACGTGCTTGGCGCTGGCACGGATGCGAGCGTTGGTGGCACGGGTTCGGATTCGATTGGCATTGCCGCTGGTGCTATTGGAACCACTGAGCTTGAGAATGGTTCCGTAACTGGTGGTGCGAGCGGCAAAATTGCTCTAAGCACTGTCTCCGACAGCAACCTTTCATTGACGGGCGTAACGGCTGGCACGTACCCGAAAGTGACTGTGACGACACGGGGTCGAATAACAGGCGCAAGCTCCACTCTTAGCCCTACCGATCTAGCCATTGGTACGGCCACAACGTCCGGTAACACGCCTTCGACGACGGCAGCAGACAAAATTGTTAGTGCAAGCACCACGGTTTCCGGCAATGCGATTACAACGTCAAACAAGGTAGTTGACGAATCTTCAGTGGCTCCCGCATACGTCACGCCGCATGAAGTTGGCGAGTGGATTGGTTTGCGTCGAGTAGTTCAGTCACCACTGGAATCGGGTGCGTCTAACCCCGGCGTTTCAGTTATGCACCCGTTCTTTGCAACTGCAAGCGTCGGAAGCAACGTTGTGGCTGGTACTGCTACGCCGTCTGGCCGAGTAACCGCATCGTGGGTTTATGTGCCGGCCACAATCAACGTGCAGCACGTCCGGTTTGCTTACGTCACGGCCTTGCCGGTTGACATTCAGGATGTTCGCGTTGGCATTTGGAACGCCAGCACACTTACCAATCTTGCAACATCGTCAAGCCTTGTGAACTCTTCAAACGCTGGCGTTGGAACTAACACTCCAGCTACTGACAACAGTCGTTTTCAGACGGCAAGTGGCGTAAGCGTTCAGGCAGCTCAAAGTGCCGCTGGAACATCACTTGACGTTGTGTGTACGAACGGCAGGCCCGTTGTTGGTATGCAGCAAGTGAACGTCACCGCGACGAACACGGGAACCGTTACCGGCCTAACGACATTCCAGTTGAGTTCAGTCGCCAACCTTTACGTTGGTCAAACTATGTCCGGCACTGGTGTAGCTGGCGGAACGGTAATCCAGTCAATCAACACTGCAACAAGGGAAATCACGGTCAACAACTCGACAACGCTCTCAGGCACCGTCACGTTGACTTTCAACACCAATGGGTTGTTGAGCGGCACCACGGTCACTAACGTCGTACCAAAGACTGGCGTAACAAACGGGTACACGCTTACGCTGTCAGCTTCTACGACGTTTGCGATAGCTGCGGGCATTCCACTGAACCTCAGCCCAAACAGAATCATTGACACTCGTCGCCAAGTTTATTCCTTCGGCAACATGACTCAGTACGCGTTACCAACCCCGAACCCGGCGTTTGCTTCACCAGTCACGTTGGCTGCCGGTTGGTGGCTTGTCGGCGTTTGGAACGGTGGAGCGGCGGTTGGCGCTGTGCCAACACTTGCCAGCTCGCCACAGCAAAGTTTCACTAATGGAATTTTCATGGGTGATCCGAACGGGCCAACAGGCTCTAGCCAAAACATCTTCAAGGTTGGCCTTGCCTACTCGGATTCAACAACACTCTCGTCAAGCTCACTGCCAACATTTTCCAATACTGCCGCTCTTACAGCGGCAACCCTTTACCTTGACCTGACGGCCTAACGTGCGGCGTTCGCTCAACATCAACCCCGTCACAGACGAGCACTGGCTGGAACTACACACGGACAACAACGAACTAGCTGCCCGAGTCAGGTGGACACCAAGCACACCAGAAGCCACAAGCACAGAGTTCCTTGTCACACCCGAACACCAAGCACAAGGCCTGGGCAAACAACTCATCATCGAACTGCTGACAACCCTTAAAGACATTGGCTGCACAACGGCTCGACTCGTGAACGTGCAAGCCAGTAGTCCGTTTATCAAGTACGGCTGCACGATTGATAGCGGTGACGCGATTGTTGATTTGAGCAGTTCCACACTTGACGATTTGATCCTTTCTATTTCGGAGAACGCATGAGCATTTACGCGGTTCCATCAACTTCTTTTCAAGCCGTTCTTGCGGGTGCCCCTACGGGTCGTGTGGGGACTTTGGGTGTGCGAGTCCTTCAAGCTTCGTCGGGCAGCGTGTCTATTGCTCGTACTACGGCTGGAATCACTGAGAATCCTTCGGGTTCTGGCGTTTACATTGCGACTTTGATTGCCCCTTCAGTAATTGGCGAGTACGTGGTTGTTTGGGATACGGGCACGGTGTCTCCGGCTACGAGCACTTCGGAGGAGTTGTTTGTTACAGGCACTCCACCAAATCCTGTTACGGGAACGAGTGGTTCGCAACCTGGGATGAACGCGCTTGCGTTGAGAACTGAGGTTCTCAATCATGGTTTTGACGGTTCGATCTTCAGCTCGTCGGTGCTCAATCAGTATCTAAATGATGCGATTGGTGACTTGTGCAGCAGGGCGTTTTATTACGGCGAGGAGCAGGAGCAGGTCACGACAACGGTTGCCGGCACCGCGAACTATGCGTTTCCAACGGATCTAACGAAGCTGCGTAACGTGAGGCTTACGAGCCCGCAGCAGGAGTTGTCGCTGATTGACCTGCGCGACATTGATAGCTCTACTCCTTCGTCGGGTGTTCCGTATTGCTATGCGTTGAACGGGTCGGGGATCACCGTGTATCCGACACCGGATGCGGTATATCCAATGAACCTTCGCTATTACCAGATCTTGAGCCCGTTGGTTTATGACACGGATGTTCCCGGCCTTCCCCCCAGGTATCACCGTTCGTTGACGTATTACGCGATTGCTCGGTGTTTTGAGCGTGAGGATGACGTTCAGCAAGCGCAGTATTACGATGCGAAGTGGGAGCAGACAATCAAGAATTTGAAGTCGGATCTTGTGTTCCCGTTGACTGATGGCCCTCGACAGGTGAAGTCTCAGTGGGATAGTGGGCCTGTTAAGCCGGGTTGGGGTTTCTGGCCTTGAGAGGCACCCCGTACGTTCACGGTGACTTTCGTGGCGGGTTGAACACTAAGGCGGCTAATTACCTTCTTGAGGATTCTCAGTGTCGTGATTGCTTGAACGTGCAGAGCACTACGTCGGGCGCGATTGTGAAGCGTTCTGGCATTGTCGGAATCAACATTGGCGATTTGGCTGCGGATGCCGGACGGAGTGTGTTTGCTGTCAGTAGCCCAGCGTGTTTCATTGTGGCGACGAGCTCAACGTTGTCTAGCACTACTGGTGGAGGGTCAGCTACGACTCTTGGTAGTGGGTTTGGTAGCGCGTATTGGAGCATGGTTGAAGCGACCGCTCAGGATGGCCAGGGGCCAGTGTTCTTGTCTAATGGCGTGGATTCTCCTAAGGCTTGGGATGGGTCGTCGTTGGTGAATTGGACTTGTGACGCGACTAGCACGTTGAAAGCTCCGGGTGCGAGTGTCCCGAACGGCAAGTACTTGGCTATGCACGAGAGTCGAGTTGTGATCGCTGGGGATGAAACGAACCCGTCCACGTTGTATTGGAGTGAAGTTCAGGTTGGCGTGGGTACGTTGCCGTGTAATTGGCTTATTGAGAATCAGCAGTTGTTTGACCCGGATGATGGTGATGTCATTACGGGCGTTGGCAAGGTTGGATCGAACTTGCTTGTGTTCAAGCGGCACAAGATTTTTGTTGTGTATGACCTTGCGACTGGTGCTAACAGGCGGTTGAGTACGAACATTGGTTGTGTTGCAAGCCGGTCAATCGTTGAGACACCCGAGGGCACGTTCTTCTTGTCTGATCATGGCGTGTATGTCACGAATGGCAGTGGTGTCCAATTCGTTAGTGATCAGATCACTCCGACGCTTCAGGCGATCTCAAACAAGTCAACGGCTTCGGGCGTGTTCTTTGAGAACCATTACTACCTTGCGTTCTCTGATGATCCTCAGGGCGATGAGGGTGTGACGTTCACGTATGACTATGACCTTGTGTTGAAGTCTTGGTGGCGGCACTCGATTAGCGCATGGGATTTCACTGTCAGGTTCAACGGGTCAACCCCAGAGCTGTATTGCCTAAATGGTGATGTTGGACAGGTGTTTGTGCCGGGAACGTACACGGACTTTGGTACGGCGTATTCGTGGCGTTGGGCTGGCCCTTGGCTTGCACCAGGACAAGCACGAGTTTTGTACCCGGCTGTTAGGAAGCGCCTTAGGGCGTTGCGTGTTGATGGCAGTGGTCGAGCAGTGTTGTCAGTGGATAAGGATTTCTTTGAGTCCAATAGTCCCGTGGCTTCACAGAACCCTGATGGCAGCGTGAACTCCATGTTGTTTGCTTTGCCGGCAGCGACATCGTTTGGGTCTAGCAGCACGTTCTTTGGTGATTACGACAGCAGTACCACTCCCCCAGCGCTTCAGACTTCCGCGGCGTTCGGTGACGTTGCTGGGATCGCGCAGGCGCGTGTTTGGGGGCAGGGCGTTGCTCGGTCGTGGAGTTTGACGTTTGCAGGTGATGCATCGGATTTGACGAGCCCAACGTCAGCCGTGATTCAGAATTACACCCTTTACCTTCAGGAGCGCAACCAGTGAGCACATCCATAACGATCCAAGACCTTGTGCTTGGTAATCCAAACAGCAGTGAGGATCCCAAGATCGCATCGAACTTTTCAGCGATCAAGAATTGGATTGCGTCACCGGCTCTTGCCCAGGCGGATCTTGCAACTAACTCTGTGTCGTCAGCGAAGATCGTTAACGGGGCAGTTGCGACTGACAAACTTGCCGGCCTTGCGGTTACTGAGGCAAAGCTTGCTTCTAACGCTGTCACGGCGGACAAGGTTGCGTCGGGTGTACTAGCCCAAGCGAAGTTCAGGCCGTTTGCTTTGCCGACGTACGTGTCAGCGATTCCGTCGTCATTTTCCGGTTTGACAACAACTTTTTCTTCAGGGGCTTCCCAAATCGCTTTTACAATGTCGCCTGCCCCACAGAAGGGCCAGTTGGTCACTGGCGCGGGAATCGCATCGGACACCGTGATTACTGATGTTACGGGCTCAACCACGTACACGATAACCCTTAGCCGGCCAACGACTAGTGCTTCAAGTTCGGTCTATTCCATTAGTTCACAGAACGGCGATGAGGTTGTCTACGCGGCTGATTCAGCCAATGGCGTGAACTGGCACCTGCGTTATAACGGGTCGTCCAGCTCTCCTTACAAGTGGGAGTTCATTGGTGGTTCCCCGTTAATGGCTACGGCGGCGGATGTGAACATCACTCAGCCAGCAACCCCGATTTACAACAATGGCAGTACTACGTTGTCTCAGGCATTGACGTACGCGGGTGATTACGACATCACTATGGGCGTGTTGCAGAACGCTAAAAACAATGCGTATACGAGTATCGCGTTGTCTGGTGGCACAAGTGCTTCGGCTGTTGACGCTGATGCGATTTACAGCGCCGTTAGCGGCACTGATAGCGGTATCCATTTGACCCGTACGCTTCGTAAGACGATCTCGGCGGCGGCTGTGACCGTGACAATGCAGCACAAGGGCGCTGGCAGTCAGAGCGCGTATTTCAACAATCGTTCGCTGCGTGTTACTCCTGTGAGGGTCAGTGCTTGATCTTCCCGTCCGTGACTTTGACACGGCCACGAGAGCGTTTCAGAATGTTGAGCTTGCCTTGGTGCCTGCGGGTGCCGTCGTGTCGTTTGCGGGCTCCACTGTTCCCCGTGGTTGGTTGTCGTTGGATGGTTCAACTTTGTCACGGGCTAATTACCCAGCTTTGTCTCGCGTGTACCCAGGTGCGGGCGCGTCGTTTGTTCTTCCTAATGTCCCCGGTTCAATTATCAAGGTCTAACTATGCCCATTCTCCCTTTGCCTAAGAAGCCAGGTTTGCCGAAGCCAATGAAGCTTCCGTACGACAGTGCGTACATGAACAACATGAGTGCGGATCGAGCGCAGCGTGAGCAGCAGCTTGCGGGCCTTAACCGTGGTGGAGCGTTGGATAGTGCGGATACTGCCGAGGCACTTAGGCGTATGGCTATGCA